CTACCCACAATATGTTCGCAATGCTATTGTAGATGGTTTCTTTAGAGGAGACCTTTCTGGTAGTAGAGATACATTAGCGTTAATAAATAACGGAGAATTTAAAGTGGCTGCTAAAGAATATTTAAATCATGCTGGTTATAAGACGTCGAAAGCAGACGGTACCGGAGTTGCTGGTCGAATGGAACGAAACGCGGCAGCTTTTGCTACATTCGGTGGAGATGTTCCTACCCAACCAGTTACTACTAATTTTTATACTGTTAAGCCAGGAGACACTCTTAGTAAGATAGCAAAACAGACAAGTAGATCAATAAACGACCTTATAAAGGTAAATAGGCTCTCTAATCCCGATAAACTTCAAGTGGGACAACGGTTATCTTTATAAGTTTGTATAAATAATTATAATATGCAAACGACTCAGAAACTAGATGGTTATTTGAATGAGTATACAGATGAAACTATTACAGAAGTTACATCTAACATTGAATTAACTCAGGTAGTTGAGATGGCTCAAGGGTTACAAGATATGCTTACAGAAGAGTATCCGTTAGAAGACTGGATGCAGGCTAAGGTAACTAAAGCTGCTAATTATATTAAGGCAGTCCATGAACACATAACAAATGATTTAAGTGAAGATGGATTGACTGATAATAAGGATCACGTTAAGGTATACGTTACAACTAATTAAAATTTAATGTCTAAATCATTTAAAACATATTTCGAAGATGCAAATTATTATAATGATACCTTGCACCCTAACTTTTGGGATGATTTTACTTTTAGGGACGATATATTAAAGCCAATCTTAAAACTTGTAAATGATTTTGTTAAAGACGACAAACATATATCTCCAGAGATGGTTGAAGACATACAGTTAACTGGCTCACTTGCTAATTATAATTATAATGACCATTCTGATTTAGATGTCCATATCTTATTAGACTTTGCTGATATAAATAAAGATGAGTCTATAGTAAAGAGAGCGTTAGATGGGAAACGATTTATATGGAACCTACGACACGACATACAATTTAACAACCATGAAATTGAGTTATATTTTCAAGATATTCATGAACCTCATGTGGCTTCCGGTCTATTTAGTTTATCTGATAATAGATGGATTAAAAAACCTAAACACGAAGCACCGGAGATAGATCATCAGGATGTTCAAAAGAAAGCAGACTCCTTTAAAAGAGAGCTTGACCTTTTAACGGATGTATTAGATAATATTAGTGACGAGAAAGAGTTTAGTCTTGTTAACAAGCGCGCTAAGAAGTTAAAAGACAAACTTATGAAGATGCGGCAAGATGGTCTTGCAAGTAAGGGAGAATTTTCTATAGAGAACTTAGCATTTAAAACCTTACGTAATGATGACACCATAGCTAAATTAAATGACTTGATTATTAAGTCATATGATCGTATGTTCTCTAAAGATGACTTGGAAGAGAAAGTTGGATTAGAAGAATGGGAAGAAGTAATGCTTAAAGCCTTAGGAACAAAAAAAGACCCAAATCATCAGCATGATAAAAACCCAGACAAATATCCAATAGGAGTATGAAAACATTTAAGATATTTTTTGAAGATAATTATATTAAGTATATTGATCCGGAGACTCGGAAAGAAGTAAAGCGTCGCGTATCAGATACATTTATTAATAGCATCGTTAATCAACAAACCGATAAAGACGATAAAACATCTCATTTATTAGATTCTGCCTCTTATTTAAAAAAGATACTTGTCCATGGACAAGACACTGGTGTGTTCGCCGATGATGATAAAATAACCGACAGAGAAGTTCTTATATTTTTTAACTTTATAAAAGCTGCTGTACCGAGGAATCACCTCCATAACTTCTTAAAAGAGTTACCTAGAAAAGAACTACAAAAAAGATTTAAAGCAGAGTTATCTGAGTCAATACAATTTAGTTATTTAGATATATTAGATACAACTTGTGATCCAGCATGTAGATTTAAAGAAGCCTTAAAAAAATATCCTGTAGTACTTAACGTTAGACCTGCAATGGATAGGTATTCAACTCGAGGTGCAGCCGGTCCTGGAGAAGCTTTTTTAGCGTTTATGTTTTCTGGTAAAAAACCTGAAGGTGCTGGTGATTTAGAGCTCGGAGGAGATATTGTTGAGTTGAAAAAGAATGGTGGTCGCATCGGTAAAGATCTGGATAGCGCTGGCGCCGGTCAATTACTAAAACAATGGTATCCAAAGCTTCATTCTCCAACAGCGAGCGCTAGCGGGCCGAGTGCTCTTCCTTTAATTACAGATTACTTTAAAAGTGAACCAGGAGACATATCCATGGTAGATTTCCTTAACGCGATATCAGGAGTGCGGGAAGGCATAGATAATGAGGATGGTCGTTTTTTTGCAAACAAATCTCTAGAGTACTTGCGCACTAACTATCCTACTTACAAAGATCTTATACAATTATTAGGACCTATTCAGATGAAAAGTTATTTTCATAAAGTTGCAAAGTTTCATACTATAGCTATATTTGAAAATGAGACTATAATTGGTTTTAATAAAGATGTATTGTGGAAGAAAAATTCTTATAAGATACAAAGGGAGTTCGCCGCCGCTGGTGTTGAGATCATGCCTAAGTCTGGAGCAGGATATGCATACGACGCAGCAGGGTATACGATAAATATAAAAAAGTCTACTGGAGTATGAACGCGATCGGATTATATGATACAATGGTGATGGGTTACAGAGTTAAAATACAACCCTATAAAATTAGTATCTTTGATGACGAGCATGAGATTGAAGGAGACAGGTTACCGAATAAGATAGTAAAGTATATCATCGAAGAAGGGTTTTGTGATACTTGGTTAAATAGCGCACAAGGTATAAAGGTACACATTTATAGACAAAAAGAATGTTAGAGTTTAAAGATTATTTTCCGTTATATGAAGCTGCTGGGCCAAATAAACATTTGACTCACCTAGAAGAACTCATTCTTACTAATGGTAAAGAAGGAGCCACAAGAGCAATACAATACTTACAAGCATTGACTGAGGTGTTAGATAGTGATACCCCTAGTGCAGTTAATACTACAGTTAAGTATGATGGAGCACCTGCTGTAATAGTTGGAGTTGACCCTAATGGTAATTTCTTTGTAGGTAGTAAATCTGTATTTGCTAAAGTACCTAAAATAAATTATTCTATTAATGATATTAAACAAAACCATTCTCACGCTCCAGGATTAGTAGATAAATTAATTCAGACATTTGTTCACTTTAAAGGAGTTAATTTTAATTCTACTTATCAAGGAGACTTTTTATTTGATGATGAGATTAAAGAGGTGAATACAATTGACGGAGAAGATCACGTCATCTTTAAACCAAATACAATTGTGTATGCTGTCCCAACTGATAGTGAAGAAGGTCAAAAGATAGTTAATGCCAAAATTGGTGTTGTTTTTCATACTGAGTATGATGTTAATTTAGACGAGGAAGGTATTCCTAGATTTACTACTAAGAAGTTTGGGGTTGATGTTACAAATATTAATCCAGGACCAAGTGTTTATGTTAAAGATGCTTACTTTGAGAGCGATGCAGGTTACGTTACTCTAACAGATGAAGAGACTAATTTAGTTACGTCATCTATTAATAGCGCTAATCAAGCTCTTAGTAATATAGACTTTAATGCTGCTAGTGAGAAAATGTTAGCTAATATTAATACCTATATTAATACTGAGATTCGTGGAGGAGAGTTCTTAGGGGATGGTGCTGTATCCTTTCAAAAGTTTGTTGAATGGTTTACAGGTAGAATTGACAAACAGATAAGTACCCTTAAGAGTGATGCTGGTATAGCGCGATCTACTAAAGCAAAAGATACATTACTGTCTTTAGTAGAGGATGCTAAAGAAGATATTTTAAATATATTTGAATTTCAAAAAGCAGTTAAACAAGCTAAAGATATATTTATACAAAAATATAATAATATGATGCAAGGGGTTAGTATGAAGCATTATTTATTCGAACCAAATGGTGACTTAGTAGTAACAGAGCCTGAAGGTTACGTCGCTATAGATGCTACTGGTAATGCTGTTAAGTTTGTTGATCGGTTAGAGTTTAGTAGAGCTAATTTTGCTATTGATAAGGATAGCAAGTTCAAGAAGAATTAGTGGTTTCCTAAAATAATTCTGTAAATATATTTACAGAATGACTATCGTTTTTAATCTATTTGACTCAGAGTATAGTGGTCGGTTTTTAAAGTCTTGGATTAACTTAACAACATATCTCAATCAAACTGGAATCAATTATTACGTCTCTCATCGTTCTAGTTGTAATGCTTTTTACGCAAAGCAAATGTGCCTAAGCGGTAATGTGTTAGCAGGTCCAAAACAAGTTCCGTTTCAACAAAAAATAAAATATGATGTATTAGTCTTTTTAAGTAATAAGATCTCTTTTACTCCAACTCAGTTTATTAAATTGTATAATAAGTTTAAAGACTATAAATTTCTATCCGGTCGACTAGATGGTAGATATAAAACATTATCCCAGGACCCTAATTATATTATTGCAGACTATTTAGATTTTGATCTCGTTCTCATACGAAAGGGAGTATTTGAAGAATTAGAGTATCCTTGGTTTCGACCTCATATAAGTACAACTGAACAAGAACAACAGTTCATTGATATTGATATCTGTAATCGTATAAAAAAACAAGATATAAAATTAACAATAGATAAATCAATAGATCTTCATGAAGGAGACTTTAACTTTGTAAAGGTGTTATGAATAAAACTATCGTTATATGTTCTCCTGGTAATACCTTCCCTGGTAAGTTTCTTGTCTCCTTAACTCATTTAATTAAACATTTAAGTAATAAAGGATTTACTGTAAAGTTTTGTACTACATATTCTCGTAACATATATGAGGTTAGAAACAAATGCTTGCTAGGTAAGCCAGGAGATGGAGAAGGTCAAAAGTTATTTGATGGGCTCGAGTATGATTATATTTTATGGTTAGATAATGATGTAATATTCTCCCCATCTGATTTTGATAAGTTATATAAAGAAGATAAAGATGTAATGTCTGGATTGTATCTTATGTCAGATAATACTCACTTTGCTGCAGTTGAGCTTTGGGATGAAGAATATTTTCAATCTAACGGTTCATTTGAATTTTTACATAAAAAAGATATTGGAACTAGGTTACTACCGTTTAAAGTAGAATATGTTGGCTTTGGTTTTCTTTTAGTTAAAAAAGGAGTATTCGAACAAATAAGCTACCCGTGGTTTGAGCCAACGTATTTAGAGATTAAAGACTGTAAAGACTTTTCTATGGAAGATGTAACTCTTTGTCTTAAGCTTAGTAAATTAAATATTCCTATACATGTTCATCCAGAAGTGGTTGTGGGACATTACAAACAGATAGAAATGCGCATATGAGTGCCGAGACTCCAGAAGAATTTTGGTACGAGAATTTAAATAAGTATCATAATATTGAATCTATTAATGCGTTCCCGCAAAATGTTACTGTTACCTCATTGGTTAAAATGACTAGTACTGATATAGTTATTTTAAAGGGTCATTTAAAAAACGGACAGAATTTAGTTATAACTTACCCTGCTCATAATAACATGGTTAAAAATTTTATAGGAATAGGTATTGGAGATTGTGAGTATGCCGCTGATACATCAGTACAGGTATATGACCTAGATTATAAATTACCTATGACTGACGATTTTGTGCAGGATTTACTTATTAAAAGCCATGCATGGGAAATTTTAGACTATGGGGATTTGTCTGTATATTAGTTATTAAATAATTATATGCCAGTAAGTAAAGATTTTCGTGTAAAAAAAGGATTAGTAGTTGGAGGAGACATTGATGCTACTTCTGGTAATCTATCCGCTGTTAATATTACAGCAACTGGTACTTTAACAGCAGCGTCATTTAGTCCAGCGGCTATTGTTGCATCTCAAAGTGTTAGCTCTGTTAGTATTAGCGCTGATAATTTTTATGGAAACATTACTGATGCAACATATTCTGATTTAACTATAGCAGGTACAACCTCAGCAGCTTATATTATGCTTGACTCTGGTACAACTGTTTCTGATTCTGATGAATGGTCTACTGGAGGAGTAACGTTACATTCCTCTTATGCTAACGTAGGAGATGGCTCTACCGCCGCTTTATTTACTATACCAATGGCAAAATATAGATCAGGTAAGTGCTTAGTTCAGGCAGTCGCAATGGGAGTTGGAACGAATCCAAACTCTAGTCATCAAGAAGTAACAGAATTGTTATTTATACACAATGGTTCTGAGGTAAATATGATTGAATATGCGACTGTTGGTATCGGTAGTACTACAATTGCTACATATGCTGCAGGTATAGATTCTACAAATGTAGTAATAAGCGCAACTGCTGCTTCTCCTTCAAATAATGTTGTACAGTTTGTTGGTACAATTACTCAGCTACACACCACACAAGTTTAGCCCAGTTTTATTAAATACTTACGTAGGTGGATAGTGGAAACTTATGGCTAATAGACAATTTATTTTTAAGGACTGTGTAGGTTTACTCAATAATACAGTTATTGGAGGAACCTCATACACAGAAGGTGCTTCGGCAAGACTTCATGTTAAACAAGGATCAAGTAGTAATGGCTCTAACCTCGGTAATACCAATGGGTTACTAGTCGAGACTAGTGGATCATCTAGCACGTGCAACGCGCTAACTATCGCTACAGGTAGCGGAAACATTTTAGGTCTAACTCAAGCTGGTACACTTAGTAGTGTAGTTGGTAATTTTACAAC